GTGTTTACACTTAGACTGGCGAGCTGAACACGAAGCGAGAGTGTACTTAGATACGTTATTTGGAAAAGATTGTTTTGTGAACAGCTTGATCTGGAGTTTTAACTTCGGCGGGAGAGGAAAGCGATGTTTCCCACGAAAACATAACACAATCTTAGTGTATTCAAAAATACCTGATGGTCACATTTTCAACTATGCGGACGTTGATCGTATCCCGTATAAAGCTCCCTCGTTGCAAAAGTCTAAAGAGCGCGCTGCGGCTGGACAAATTCCGACGGACGTTTGGGAACTTGGAATAGTGGGAACAAACGCTCGTGAACGCGTGAATTATGTCTCACAAAAACCCGAAAAATTGGTGAAACGACTGATTACTGCGTTTTCAAACAAGGGCGACACCGTGCTTGACTTTTGTGCCGGGTCAGGAACGACGGGTGCAAGTGTGGTTGCGCTTGATCGTAAGTTCATTCTCGTCGACAGGAATATAGAAGCAATTGAGACGATGAAGAAGAGATTTAGTGCTTTCGATGTGACGTATGCGTGATACGACATTGTATAAATTGATTACTTTAAAAACACAAAATGTCAGACAGTAAACAGATGACGTCATCAGTAACGTTTAACCAATTTGGTAAAGCGTTTCAAGAACGCGTGTTAACTTCTATGATCGTTGACAAACACTTTGCCGAGAACATTCTCGAAGTGTTTAACACGAATTATTTCGACCTGAAATATTTACAGTTTCTCGCGGACAAGTACCTGGGATACGCTAAAAAATATAAGACTTTCCCGTCATTGCAAATACTTCTCACAATAGTGCGTGATGAACTCAAGACGGGCACCGATGCAGCTTTGCGTGAACAAGTCGTTGAGTACATAAAAAGAGTTCACGCAAACACTGACGCATGTGACTTGCCGTTTGTTAAAGAAAAGGCGCTTGAGTTTTGTAGACGACAAGCATTGAGAAGTGCTTTTGAAAAGGCGCTCGATAACATTGAACAGGAAAAGTACGACGACATCGTAAAGGACATAAGAGAGGCGATAGGCGTGGGTCAGACGCCGTCATTAGGGTTAGAACTTCTTGAAGATTTTGATGCGCGATTTACAAACGTAGCAAGAGATCCAATTCCAACAGGCATTGATGCATTAGATAAAAAATTCAATGGTGGATTAGGAAAAGGCGAACTTTCGTGTATTATCAGCCCATCCGGCTGTGGGAAAAGTCATTTTTTGGTGCAAATGGCGGCAAATTGTTTGCGTCAAAAGAAAAATGTTGTTTATTACACGTTCGAACTCTATGAACCTCAAGTGTCTTGTCGCATAGACACGAACATGTGTGACATAGATTATAATGATCTTTCACCTATGCAAAGTACAGAAGAAGCAAAAAGACATGCATTGGAAATGCAAGCAAACGTAAAAAAATTATACAATGAAATGAATGTTGGTAGGGCTGTAGTAAAGTTTTTTCCAGGGAAATCTGCAACTGTTTCTGCTTTGCGAAACCACCTTGAACGACTTGAGTTAAAAAAGAATTTTGTACCCGACGTTATCGTAATTGATTACGCTGATTTAATGAAGCCTGCACAAAAGTATAATGAAAAACGTGACGAACTACAATCGTTATATCGAGAACTTAGAGAATTTGCATATGAACGCAGTGTGGCAATGCATACAGCGTGTCAAAGTAATCGAGGTGGTGCAAGTAAAAATGTAGTCGACAGTGATGACATTGCAGACGCGTATAGTAAGGTTGCAGAATGTGATGCAATCATGACATTGTCAAGAAAGTCGATTGAAAAGGCATCAGGCACCGCGAGACTATTTTTGACAAAGAGTAGAATTGGAACTGATGGATGGCTTTGGAACATGCACTTGAATACAGCGCGGTCACAGTTCAAAATAATAGGCGAAGCTCAAACGCTCGAGGAAACGACTAACGCTGACGAGTCTGACACAAAGAGGCTTATGAAAGAGAAGTGGAATTCACTAAATTCTGAGCTCAAGAACTAACGACTGACTTGTATTTTTTGTATACAGAAGCTGGTGTCGCAGACTAATTACAGAAGCTTGGCTTACAGATTCCCAAGAGAGAAACATGATATACACCTACGACGAAGCGTTTAAGGCAAGTTTTGAGTATTTTGGTGATGACGCGCTCGCAGCAGACGTGTTTGTGAACAAATATGCATTGAGAGACGTAGACGGAAATTTAGTCGAGAAGACACCTGTCGACATGCATCACAGGTTGGCGAAAGAGTTCGCTCGCATTGAGCAAAAGTACGCCAATCCGATGAGTGAAGACGAGATATTTGAGCTCCTGTCGTCGTGGAAAGTCGTGCCACAAGGTAGCCCAATGGCAGCGATAGGTGACGAACACAGGCTTCAGTCGTTGTCAAACTGCTTCGTCGTTGACTTGCACGATAGCTACGGTGGGATTTTAAAGACTGATCAAGAGCTCGTTCAGATAATGAAGCGTCGCGGTGGCGTCGGCATTGATTTGTCGGCGCTTCGGCCACGGGGGACAAAGACAAAGAATGCAGCACGAACGACTGACGGCATCAAGGTGTTCATGGAGCGCTTCAGCAACACGACGAGGGAAGTTGCGCAAGGCGGCAGGCGTGGCGCTTTGATGCAGCTGATATCGTGCCACGCGTTAGAGGTTGATACTTTCATCGACGCAAAGCGTGACAAGACTAAAATTACGGGTGCAAACGTGTCAGTGAAGTACACTGATGAGTTCATGAACGCGCTTGAAAATAATGAAGAATATGAGCAACGATTTCCTGTCGACAAGGATGTTGAGCAAGTAATCTCACGCAAAGTGAAGGCTTCTGAAGTTTGGAACAAGACGGTGTCTGCGGCTCATGCATGTGCTGAACCGGGTGTAATGTTTTGGGACACGATAATAAAGAATTCACCAGCGGATTGTTACTCGAATGATGGGTTTAAAACAATTGCATCAAATCCTTGCTCTGAACTCCCGTTGTGTGCGTACGACGCTTGCCGTCTGGTTGTCGTAAATTTGAGTAAGTTTATCAAAAATAAGTTTACGCCTGAAGCGACGTTTGATTATGACGATTTGAAATGTGTTACGATAAAAACGCAACGTTTGCTTGATGATTTGGTTGATCTTGAAATTGAAGCAATCGACAAAATCATTGAAAAAGTCAAAAGTGATCCCGAACCTGACGATGTAAAGAAAATTGAACTTGACTTGTGGAACACGATAAAATCAAAGACGTCTCGTGGTAGACGCACAGGATTGGGAATAACGGCGCTAGGCGACGCGATTGCGTACATGGGAATGAAGTATGATAGCGATGAAAGCATAGAATTTGTAAAAACAGTTCAACGAACGATCGCTATTTCTGCTTATACGTCGTCAACGATAATGGCTTCAGAAAGAGGATCATTTTCAGTTTATGATGCAAATAAAGAAATTAATCACCCATTTCTTGAACGATTGTTTAGTGATGATGATAATTTGAAAAATCTACATTCATTACATGGCAGACGCAACATTGCTATTTTAACAATTTCTCCCGCAGGATCTGTTTCAGTTCTCACACAGACGACTTCTGGTTGTGAACCTGTCGTGTTCTTGGTTTCAAAGCGTCGTCGTAAAGTGCCACGGGATGCAGAAAAGATCGACTTCATTGACAAGTCAGGTGACTGTTGGCAGGAGTACGAAGTCGTTCACAAGGGCGTGAAAGATTGGATGTCTATTACGGGAAGTGCAGACATCAAGCAATCGCCGTATTTTGGAGCAACGTGTGAAGAAATTGATTGGAAAAAATCAATTGAGCTGCAAGCAAATTTACAGTTGTACATCGACCACGCCGTAAGTAAGACGTTGAACCTCCATCGAGACACTCCCGTTGAAGTCGTTGACCAAATCCTAAGGACGGCATGGAAGATGGGTCTCAAGGGCATCACAGTGTATCGAGATGGCTGTCGCGACGGCGTGATAGTGAACGCAGACAAAAAGAAAGAGGAAAAGCTCACCGGTCGTCCAAAGGAACTTGAGTGTGAAATTCATCGGGCGAACGTGAAGGGTGAAGCCTACACTGTGCTCGTTGGGTTCCTCGACGGGAAACCGTACGAAATATTTGCAGGTTTGAGCGAGTGCGTTGCGATGCCAAAGAAGGTCAAGAAGGCAACGCTGATCAGAAATGGCAAGAACTCTGACGGCGTGACGACGTATAACCTGCGCATTCCGATCGGCAATGACGACAACATCTTGTTCAAAGACATCGTGAACATGTTCAATAATCCACTTCATGGAGTTCTCACACGTCTATTGTCGCTTAGCTTACGCAAAGGCGTTGACGTGTACGAAATCGTCGAACAGATTAAAAAAGACAAGAACAGCGACATGACGTCGTTTGCGTCTGTCTTGGCAAGGGTGCTGAAGCAGTACATCCCGAACGGAAAAGACGCAGGTACTTGTGAAAATTGTGGCGGGAAATTGGTGTACGTTGATGGCTGCGTTCATTGTGAAGGGTGTTTAAGTTCAAAATGCAGCTGAAGGTGTAATTTTCATCGAACGTGTGTTATCATAAACACATGGAAATACAATTGTTACGTGAAGAAATTTCTGAGCTCGAAGCGTTGATCAACAACTTTCCTGACGACATGAAAGGCGCATATGTTGATGCGTATGTTGCACGTCTTGAGATGCTACACGCAGAACTCGCGATCTTAGAAAACAAAGTGTAATTTTTATTGATGACAGGAGATATTTAAATTTAAATGAGACAAGTAATCGTCGGCATGCTCGCCCAAGACACCGTCGTTGAAGACGCCAAGAAGTTCATGGCGTCGTGGCCAGGAAGTGTGTGGGCGAC